ACAAATGTTTGTACTATCTTTATTTACGGTTCTGAATTCAGAAAAGGCACAACCGGTATGGTTGGTTCACTTGAAGCTGAAGATGTATTCTTCACTAACAAGCCAATCATCCTAAAAGACAGATACAATATCAGTGGATCTGATATGGCTCAAATTGGTTGGGTTGAAGTAACAACTGAGAATGGCGCTACTGGCTACCTTTGGTACCTAAAGTCCGAGCATGAGACTCGTCTTCGCTTTGAGGACTATATGGAGACTGCTATGATTGAAGCTGTTCCTGCTGAGGCTGGTTCTGGTGCATTAGTAACTGCTCAAGTAGATGGTTCTGAAGGAGTATTTTTTGCTGTAAACAATCGTGGTAACGTATGGGGTGCAGGTCTTCCTACAACTCTTGCTGATTGGGACACAATCGTACAACGTCTTGATAGACAAGGCGCTATTGAGGAAAACGTAGTGTTCTGTAACCGTGACCTTAGCTTTGCCATTGATGGTATGCTTGCAGGTCTTAATGGTGCTTCTACTGCTGCTGCTGCAACTCCTTCATTTGGTGCTTCATACGGTCTATTTGACAATGACACTACTATGGCGTTGAACCTTGGTTTCTCAGGTTTCCGTCGTGGTTATGACTTCTACAAGTCAGACTGGAAATACTTGAACGATCCAACTATGCGTGGTGGTCTTTCAAATGCTGCTGCTACCGCTACTGGTACTGTAACAGGACTTTTGGTTCCTGCTGGTTCTACTTCAGTTTATGACCAAATTATGGGCAAAAACGCTAAGCGTCCGTTCTTACACGTCCGCTACCGTGCAACTGAAACAGAAGACCGTCGTTACAAAACTTGGATTACAGGTTCTGCCGGTGGTGCGCAAACTAGCGACTTGGATGCTATGGAAGTAAACTTCCTTTCTGAGCGTTGCGTATGTACCCTCGGTGCAAACAACTTTGTACTTTTCAGATTCGGTTAATACATTGCTGCTTTTGGGGGGCGTTGCCATAGCGCCCTCCTTTTTTAAAATCTAATTAAATTGAACAATATGTCAGAGAAAAAGTATTCCGATAAGATATATCGGTTAAAAAGAGGGACACCATTATCATACACATTGGTATCGAGAAACAATCCAAAGTTTCCACTGATGTGGTTTGATGAAACCAAAAACGTAAATAGAGTACTAAGATACGCTTCTAACCAAAAGTCACCTTTTGAGGATGAGCAGGACTCAAATGTAATACTTGAGCCAATTGTATTTGAAGATGGATTTTTAACTGTTGCAAGAACAAATCCGGTGCTTCAAGAATTTCTGCATTACCATCCAATGAATGGTATTGTATTCGAGGAAGTTGACAAAGAGAAAGAAGCTAAAGATGAAGTAGAGGATTTAAACCTAGAAGTTGACGCTTTGATTCAAGCTAGAAATCTTACAATTGAGCAGCTTGAGATGATGACAAGGGTACTATTTGGTAAAGACCCTACCACCATTACAACAGCTGAGCTAAAGCGTGATATATTGGTATTTGCTAAAAACTATCCGCATGATTTCTTACAGGCATACAATGACCCTGAGCTTAACTACCAAGCTAAAATCAGATCGTTCTTTGAATTGAAATTACTTGCCATTAGGAATAATGGTAGAGAAATATGGTTCAATACGCCAACCAACAAAAAGAAAATGTGTTCAGTGCCATATAATAATGACCCATACGATTTTGCCGGTCAGTTCCTGCAAAGCGATGAGGGCTTAGATTCACTCAAGATGTTAGAAACATTTTCTGAATCGTAAAACAAAAAACATAAAGAGGGTGTAAATATATACCCTCTTTTTTTTATATTTGTAAAAAAATACGGATGATAAACTCAGTAAGGAATACAGTACAGGGTGTCCTGAATAAGAACAACTACGGATACATCTCTCCGCAGGACTTTAATCTCTATGCCAAGCAGGCACAGATGGAGATATTTGAGGAGTACTTCACCGCCTACAACAAGGTGATTAACATGGAGAATGGCCGTGTGGCAGGTACTGACTATGCTGATATTGAGCAGCCACTTGCTGAGGTTCTTGAGTATTTCCTTATCTCCAATTTTTTAGTTCCTGTTGTCACCCCATCAGGATTCACCGTCAATCAGTTCTTTGCTCCATCGCTTGTAACAGTAGGCAATGACTACTATATGATTAACAAGCTATTATGCTACAATACTAAGAAAATATCGGGGACTACTACAGGAACACCATCACTCAATCAGTTGATTGATGCTACTGCAAACTTTATAACAGCAGGAGTAGCTTATGGTGATATTGTCATTAACCTTACAACATTAGAGAGCGCAGAAGTAATGGTGGTGGCATCAGCAACGGTCCTTGACTTATCGAGTGATATTTTCCAAGGCATAAAAGAAAACTACGTTATATACTCATCAGTAGGAGTAGATGCCGAGAAGGTGTCAGTAGGCAAGATAACAATGCTCAACAACTCAATGCTTACTGCCCCATCGACAGTATTCCCTGTCTATACGCTTAATGAGGCAGGTATCATAACAACCTATCCGAACAGCATAAAAGGGTATGGTGCTGTCAATGCAACGTACTTTAGATACCCATTGGACCCTAAGTGGACATATATCACCCTGGCAAGCGGTGAGCCTTTGTTTGACCAGTCACAACTTGACTACCAAGACTTTGAGCTGCCACTTGAAGAGGAATATAAACTCGCTCAGAAAATACTGCAATACTGTGGTATGACAATCAGAGAAACTGAGGTGGTGCAATACGCACTAGGGCAAGAAGCAGGAAGAGACGCTAATACTTAAAATAATATACAATGCCATATATATCACAGTATCAATACTATACCAATAATGGTAACGCTCCGACAGATGCTAATTGGGGGTCATATCAGTATGTGAGCCTATTTGACATTGTCAATAACTTTCAGCTGATGTACACCGGAAACCACTCATTGGTAAATAATGAGGAGCGGTACAAGGTGTTGTTCCACGCCAAGCGAGCCATCCAAGAGCTGAACTATGACGCGTTCAAAGAGATTAAAGCTCTTGAGCTTAGCGTCTGCGATCAACTGCGCTATGTGCTACCATCGGACTATGTCAACTGGGTGCGCATCTCGCTATACCATAATGGTGTGCTTATGCCGCTTAGTGAGAACATACAGACACTGTCAGCCAAGGCATACTTGCAGGACCATGAGTGCAATATCCTTTTTGACCAAAATGGTAATATCCTGGAGCCGCAGTACTCAAACATTGACTACGAGCGAATCAAAGGAACCAAGAAGAGTATTTACCTTAACCAAGGGCATCAGTTCCACGGACACGAGGGATACTGCTGTGATGGCAATTGGTACTTTGACTATGGCATAGGAGCTAGATTTGGACTCAATACCGAGACAGCTAACCGCAACCCTACGTTCAATATTGACAAGAAGGCAGGTGTCATAAACTTTGACAGCGCAATCTTGGGATACAACCACTACCATAACAATAATGACCCAAATCACCATCACAATCTCTCTGCAACAGTTATTCTTGAGTATGTGAGCGATGGCATGGAGAATGGCAATGAGGGTGCTATATCGGTCAATAAACTATTCGAGCAATATGTCTATGCCTATATCCGGTACGAGATACTGAACGCTAAATTTGGCGTACAAGAGTACATTGTGGCAAGAGCTAGGAAAGAGAAACAGTCGCTACTAAGAAATGCAAAAATAAGAATCAGTAACATCCACCCTGGCAGACTTCTAATGAATATGAGGGGTATGGACAAGATAATTAAATAATGGCAAACTTTTCAAGGAATTTTGTCGCTGGTAGAATGAATAAGACATTCGATGAGCGAGTTGTGCCTGAGGGCGAATACATTGACGCAATGAATGTCCGTATGGGTTCTACTGAGAAGTCAGAGGCCGGTGTCATTGAGAACACCAATGGCAATCTTCCGCTGACAGCTCTTGAGTACACTGGAAAGCCTTTGAGTCCATTCGCAAGATGTATCGGTGCTATTGAGGACAGCGCAAGAGAGACTATTTATTGGTTTGTCCATGACTCACAGTTTGGGTCAAATACCGGTAAGCTTGACCTAATAGTGTCATATAATGTTGTCACTCAAGTCATTATATATCATGTCATCAGCGTTGACAATGGGGGCGGTGTTGACACTACTTTGAATTTCAATGAGCAGTACTTAATTACAGGGGTCAATCTCATTGAGGACCTGCTGTATTGGACTGACGACTATAATCCTCCGAGGTTCATAAATGTCAAGACCGGCTACGCTAATCCTGATGGTGCAGGGATTGACTACAATGGTCAGCCTGACCTGCTGTATGAGACAATACAGGTTATTAAGAAGCCACCTACCGCAGCGCCTACGATAACACTTGTTGAGCTTTCAGACCAATCAAACTTCTTACAGGATAGATTTATTTGCTTTGCGTATAGGTATCAATATGCAAATGGGCAATATAGCGTAACGTCACAATGGACAGAGATAGCATTCTTCCCAAATGACTTTCAATTTAGTCCTGACAGTTATTTGAATGAAGGGATGATAAATAGATACAATGGTGTAAATGTATTTTTCAATACAGGTGGGCCATTAGTAATTGGCATTGACTTGCTATTTAAGGAAGCGACAGCCAATGTCATAAAGGTCATTGAGAAGTATAACAAGCAAGATGTTGGATGGCTTGATAATGTCACTCAGTCATATTTATTCAGCAATAGCAAAATCTATACAATCCTACCGGAGTCAGAGCTACTTAGGTTATATGACAATGTGCCAAGACTAGCTAAGGCTCAGACAATTATGGGAAATAGGCTAATGTATGGCAACTATGTTGACGGCTATGACTTGATTGATGCCAATGGCCACCCAACTAACTTTGACTATTCTACGCAATTAGTTGTAGAGGAAATAATTCCAGAGCTTATACCAACTGTTACATATAGTAATGGCAATTACACAATAAATGGGCCGGTAACTATAAATGACTGTGTCTTAAATATAGATTTATCTGGAGTTTCATTAAAACAAGGGAATACACTAATAATAGATGCAACTTTAGAGGGTGTTTATTCCACAAATCTCCCTCCCATAACACCACCGTATGGATTTGTTGACATTTCATTTTCATTTGTATTGCCAGCTGATTATACATCTGTGTACCAAATGGCATCAAGTGCAGAGTTTCAAGATGCAATAGGAACTGTTTTAAATATTAAGCCTATATACAATCCTATTCCAGGAGGTGATACATCTTGCGATGGATATACAATGACAGATGCAGTTAATTGCGTTGTAAACAACACTTTTGGAGTATTGCAAAAGTATGAAGGAGGAATAAATGGTCCATTAGAGCCAATTGCTATAACTGCATCTCCTTCAAGTAATGTTATAAGTCTTCAATTTACTGCAACAAGATATACTCAATTATTTTCAAATCCAAGTTTTAACAATAATTATATATATTATAGAATAACCACTGCGGTAGTATCTGTTCAATCAGTAAATTCTAATATTAAAAAAAGCTTGCACAGTAATAGAGACTATGAGATTGGCATTGTGTACATGGACGAATATTTAAGAGCTAGCCCAGCAAATGTTAGCTTATTTAATAACGAACACGTTCCATGCAGAAATTCACAATACGCAAATTCAATTACTGTAACTATACCGCCATCTCAGGTTGCGCCATATTGGGCTAAATTTTATAAGTTTGTATGTAAGGCAGACCAACATAGATACGAAACCATCTACTCAAATATATTTTTTTTAGACCCATTAACACAAGAAACATATTTCTTGTTGCAAGGTGAAAATGCAAGAAAAGTAGAAGAGGGGGATAGATTTATTGTAAAAGCTGACTCAGAGGGTCCTATGCAACAATGTACCTATGCAACTGTATTAGAGAAAGAATCTAAAGCAAGTGGATTTATACCAACAGTAATGCCTGCTCCTCCTGCTGGAGTTTACATGAAAATAAAAGCAGATGACTTCTCTACTGAGGTAGATCCATTAGCAGTAATCGCACCAGGTACTCGTTCTGCTATGCAGACGGCAGGTAATACTTGTCCGAAATTAAGTTATCCTATGGGTATCCCTGATCCTGCAATACCAGGTCAATTTATAGATTATGACGTTCCTGCCGGTTCTATTATAATCTTTGATATTAGTTTTATTAGAGATGGGTATGGGGATAATCCATGCGAAACAAGAAGATATTTATTCAAAAAGCAATATGTAGCAGCCAACAGCTATACAAATATGTATGATTGGTTTATAAATGATAATATTGCCGCTACATTAAATGATGGAATTGCCACAGTTGGGACAACAACAGGGTCAGGGGGGCCTGGACTTATAGACAATCAATTTATCCCTGGTATAACTTCTCCTTTAAGTTCTTGTAGCCTTGGTACAAATTATTGGAAATTTTATAGAATCCCTTCTTCCCAATTACTGACTTTACAAATGTCAGGAACGCTACCTTGCACCGGAGCAAATACAAAAAAGAGACAATCAAAAGTAATTGCCAATATACAAGTGTTTAGAGCTGTTGAAAATATTATTTTTGAAACAGAGCCAACGGACACACTGCCCGATGTCTTTTTTGAGAACGAACTATCATTCCCGATTGATGCCAATGGCAATCACTTGTCGAATGGATTACTAGGCGACCAATCGCAGGACATTGCATTAGGTGTCCCTGGCATCATCCAAACAGGATTCTTTAACTGCTTCTCCTTTGGCAATGGTGCTGAGAGCTACAAGATTAGAGACTCACTAGTGGGCAGAGACTTCAATCTAGGTAACCGTGTTACCACAGTAGCAGCGCAAGACTACAAAGAGTCAAGACGCTTTGCTGACATCACATACTCAGGTGTGTACAACCCTGAGACCAATGTAAATAAGCTCAATGAGTTCAACTATGCCCTACTAAACTATAAGAACCTTGAGCTGTCATTTGGCGCTGTCTATATCTTAGATGGGCGTGAGACTGATGTATTGGTACTACAGGAGGACAGAGTTTCTTATGTCCTTGCCGGCAAGAACCTACTATCTGATGCCGCAGCAGGCGGTGCCATCACGTCAGTACCTGAGGTGCTTGGAACGCAGATAGCGAGAACAGAGAAGTATGGCATCAGCTTCAATCCTGAGAGCTACATCCAGTGGGGCTATGACCGATTCTTTACAGATGCTAAGCGTGGTGCTGTCCTACAGCTCAAAGGCAACTCATACTCAAATGAGCAGATAGTTGTCATCTCGGAGCAGAATATGCGCACATGGTTTAGAGATGAGTTCATCGAGACGTTCAACACACAGAAGCTCGGAGGCTTTGACCCATATATGAATGAGTATGTCCTGACAATGAACGACCGCAAGCTACCTCAGAAGATTGAGTGCAGTAAGTGTGGCATCACTCAGACGTTCACATTTGCGCAAGGCGCAGAGGTTAAGACAATAACTGACTACTGCGTAAATCTTGGCCTAGCAATAGGCGATGTAGTAGTGGAATGGAATGTAGTGAGCATTGACCCTGGAGCAGGCTTTGATGTTATCGCTACTTATGATGGAACGCCATATCCATCAGGCTCACAGACAAGTGCTGGCTCATTGTCATTCTTTAAGAATACACAGTCACCAAATAATGTTGACATATCTCTTGTAGTAAATGGTAATGCTGTCATCTCAATGACGGTAAAATGCCCTGAGGAGGAGCTAATGACATTGATTGAGGTGGTATGGACAAACAATAGTGACGCAGGGCTTGCAACACTCAAGCAGTTTAACTATGTCAATGGTACATACACCTCACCACTACAGTCTAACTTCTTCATCTTTGCGTCAGGCACTGCTAACCCATTGGTGTCGTACTACTTAGTAACAAATGGCTTTGAGGGACAAGGGCCGATACCGGTAGCAGGGTCAACAATGACACTGCGAATTAACGAGACATTCCCTTGGGCGACATTTGTATTTGACCCATTATCTGACAAGTTTAGATACGCTAGGACAAGTGTGCTATATGGCAATAATGACATTGATATGCAGGCGTTATTAGCAGCGTCAACAGTTGCTACGCCAATCACTACACCATTAGCAGGTGTTTATGCTGCTGACTTTATAGTACCACCAAGCGCAAGCGGTCAGTACCTGTACATCATTTGGGACCTAAGACAGCAGTATGGCGCACAGTTATGCTATGGTGAGACTATTGAAGAGGTGTGCTGCGAATGCATACCATGTACAGAGGAGTGTTCGTCATATATGTTCTTAAATCCGGTGGAGGCAATAGGTAATGCAACGGTAGAGTTCCCATTAGGAACTTGCTTCTCGCCTGAGACATTCACTCAAGTAATAGAGCCAGGTGAAAGCTTTAGCTTCTGCCTACAGAATATAAAAGATAATTACATAATAATGGATGGCAATCCTGTCGTGTACATGGAGAGCTGTTATTGCGGAGGATAAACTATGCCAACTCAACAGACATTTTTCTTAAACGGACCAACACTGTCATCTGCTACCACAGTATTCTTGGATAGCGGTATGACCACCTGCGCACCTGATGGGTACTACTCAGACGGCACAGTGGCAAGACAACAATTCGGATGCGTACTACTACCGGCAGAGGCTTGCCCTACCTGCGGAACTGAATGTAAGGGAGCAGTAGAGGCTCCATCGCTACAAGGGATTTACACCATCACATTTGACGCTGGGGATACACCAGCGTCAGTAGGGGCTGTTATAATCACCATAGCTGTCAATAGCACGGTTAATGGCATAAAGGTTGACTATGACTCAATGAGCTATAATCAACTAAGCTCTCAAGCCTTCGGGCTACTTGCAGGTACACCAAGTACGGCATACACATACATAGGTGATATACCTAATGACTGTATTGTCGTTGGTACTCCTGTAACACTTAACCTGTATGCTTGGGACGAGACTACCTATATCCCTGTTGGAACATCTAGCGTCACGGTATCTGCCGGTGAGATACAGTTGACAGCAGGCAACCCTGACCTATGCGTAATGGTGATACCAAAGACAAATGCTGCCGAGCAATATGTCAACGTGACAATCGTAGGGATATGCCCTGACTCTGAGGCTATAGTTGGTATATCATGCCCACTGAAGCTTCCGGCATTCTTAGGCACTGTTGGTGTAGCTGAGGTGTTTCCTGAGTGGTTCTGCAACTTCCCCTATAATGTCACCTACTATGTCGTGCCGGTCAATGGTGATGGCATAACACTTGGTCTGTATGACTGGGTGTTCAGTGACATAAAC